AACCCATCGACGCAAACTTCGCGAGGCGGATTACTCCGCCATCGGGAAGAGCTGCCCGTCGTGACCTAGTTGCGTCAACCGCCCCAAATAAATGGGGATGGTTTCGCAACATGGCGCGTACGAGCTGATTAGAAACCCTATCGGAGGCGTCGCTCAAATCGAGCGTCGCAGTTCGATTGTCAATCGAACCGCGCCGAGCAAGTTCCTGGTTAGGAACCTGGTCGTCAAATCCGATAACCCTCGAGAGGAAGTCATCCCCCTCAAGGTGCGCGAGTAACCGCTTCAGAATCGCCTGCTGCATATACTGCATACAGGTCGGTTCCATGGCGATCACGCGCGGGGTTCTAAGCGTTTTAGGTACGAGGGTAACCTTTACAGGTATCTCCGCACCGGGTTCAAGGAAGTCAACTCCTTCAAGATCAGCGCCGAAGCGCCAATTGGGAAGAAGATTCTCACCAGCCGCTAGGCCAGCTTGTTCGAGACGGTCGGTCCAGACACCCTGACGGAACTTACGGTTACCCGTAAGTCCATCGGATGTTGACCCTGGACCGTGCTTAGGGAGGTATTCCTCATAGTAGATATCACTATCTACTTTAGAGAAAACATTCCCAAAAAGCATATCCGACATATCTGTAAACTCTCGAAGATCACTCTTAGAGAGCATAGAGTCGGACAATCGGACTTCCTGTTCACACTTGATAAAATTCTGCACCGCTCGGTGCCTGCGTGCTGGGGAGCACTCAAGCGCAATCTTGCCTATCGTCAAAGTTAAAAGACGAATGGCTCGAATGGAGTCGATGCATGGTTCATCAAGTAACGAACCACTACTAGTGTCGAACACACGGCTGAAGAAACCCGCCATAAAGCACGGGAGACTTCCCCCACGTTCAACTTTGAACGCGGGGTGGATAGCCACCTTACCTTGGTCAAGCCATCTTTGGAACGACTTACCAAGGTCGGGTAGGGTTATCGTAAGAAACGACAACCCCTCATGTTCGGCACGAGTCGCGACCGTATTAATGTCGCGACTGGCGCTAGTGCAGCATAGACTGGCGGATTCCTCCGCCAGTTGGGACCAGAGTGAGATCAGCCTTTTCATCGTCCCTCCTCTCATGAGAAGGTGAACGAATGCTCAGCCTGATAGCACTCACATCCAGTTAGTTCCGAACCTTAAACCGGTTCGGAGAGGATCCTATATTCTAGGTCCTCGGGCAACCTGTCAAGCAGGTCCCGCGTCGTGATAATCACGCCATCCACACAGTCATGGATCAAAAGCTCTCGCTTCGGATCCACAGCCTCGTGGATATTGTGCATCACGACGTAGCGCATGCGATTGTCGTCTTGGGCATACCATACCGCGTTAGCGATACGGCATGTCCTCAACGCCAACCGTAAGTTGGGGGGATTATACTCCCCCCGGGATTGGTTCAACATGATCCTTTCTCGGGAGGAATCCCCCGACCGTTGTAACAGGACCCACAACACTGGTACCACAGAGTGACCCCTTTACAGGGGCCAGCCGATACTAGGCTCAGAACGGGAAAATCCCAAGAAGCGTTTCGCTATACTTGGAAAGATCCGTCCTGGTGACCGAGTCGACAATATGACCGAGGACACTGAACAAGGCAAAGATTAAGGCAAGCGTTTTATAGCTAACCTCAATCTTAATGCCGAGCTCATTAGCCCCGATCGTGTCACGACGACGACGTTCCTCAGGACCCTCCTGGGAATTCCACCCAGGAACGTCCGTCAGTTCGTCGCCCTCTCTACGACTCACCACCAATCAGCTTAGTGATGACCGCATCCGAAGTTGCAGTGTACAAGGTTTTGAAGCCATTGTACACCTGCATCACCTCGGTGTTCGAGTACCCCGCAGGCGGAACGTCAACGACCATATAGATGGCCGCATTGACCTTCACGTTCTGCGAGGGAATGAACGGATCCGAAGTGACCTTCGAGTGGTCGAACCTCAGAAGGTGCCGCATCCTACCCTGTTTGACAGGGGTATGGTTTAGCGACAGCTTCCACAGCCCATCAGCGGACTAATACGATGATTCGCTCCCCTCCGCAAACACTCGCGGAAGGGGGGTCGTCACCGCATTGATCGTAATGGACTGAGGGTCGGCAAGTGCCATAGGCATCACTCCTAGGGCTGTGGTCTACAGCCCCATTGGCGTTAGGTACAGACAGGATATCCATCACCGCGTCCGGCTTAAGCCGAGCGCGGCAATGATGGACTTCTGCCGGCCAGTTAAGGCCGACATGTCAAGTCCAAAACCAAAGGGTGTGGCACGTCTTCTCAACTTACACTCACTTGTGAGTATAAGCGGATGCGGACGGCCGGTCCACTTAACCTCGGGTCGAAACCCGAGAGGACCGCTGAAAGTATAGGTATCACGGACAATTGAATGTTCCATGATATATCCATACTTCATCACGAGACCGTCATTGGCTATCGCGGACGCATTATGGAGAAAGTCTCCAATGTCCGTAAACCAATCAACAGCCCAGCTCCAGGGAGCTAGTTCCCAAAGCGTATCTGGATTCAGGTCAAGACCCAGCAGCTTGAGAGCTACTGGAATCTTGGTTTGCCAAGCCCACGCAGACTTCGAATAGTAGAAACTACTTTCCGGAGCATGGTAGGTAAAGGCACCTGAAAACCAGCGACGCACCGTCGTCTCGCGACGACGTGTAATAGTCCCCGTTCCGCGACCACCTACGCGATGTAGACCCGAATAATTATCAAACGGGCCATCTACGTCCACAAGGTCGGCAAATGTGGAATCGGTGATAGTTGCTTCAGGAGGAAACGAATACCGACGACGAACGACCTTGCCAGAATCCCGGACATACTGATGTACTAGTTTGTCCAGGTTTGAGATGCTATGGACAAAGTCCTTAACATCACTGACTAGGGGACGCCAACCAAACTCGACGTTCAGATACTCGTTACCGGCCACTTGGGCCGCACGAGCTCTGGACTCCCATAACGATGAACCCGCCAGTTTTGGCAGGCCATCGTGTAGGGCTTCGAGCAAAGTTTGCGTCAAGTTCGACGTAGGATTCGTCGGAAGACACCTTGCGATAGCCTTAGTTCCCCATGCTCCAAGAGCTGAATCGCTCGAAGAAGCATAGGGAGGCCACGCATTAGCTCCGGGCCAAATGTAAACTGGCCCGTAGTAGGTGTGCCGATACTTCCGCGCCGGATCTAAACCCGACGCGAGCCAATCAGACTGAATGCGATGATTCCCGAAGGAACCAATCGCAAACCGTCTTTTTGACGTGAAGTCTCCGCCTATGTCGCCCTCAGAATCAAGCCTGCCCTTACGGGCAGACCAACCTGAGTGCGACTCGGATGCAGTTTCCTGCAAACCCTGAAGCGACGACAGACGGTAGGTATTATCGTATGTGCCAGCGGGATCGAAAACAGTGATAGGGGGAATACCCCCATCACCGCTTGCCGACTCACTGACCCAACGAGAAGTAGGCGGAGCACCGCTATTATGCGGCAGCACCCGCCTACGAACGCCTGTCACGTCTAAAGCTCCCTTCTGTCCTGTGGAGTTAATTCTCCACAATTCCTGCCTCACCACTAGCGGCTCCCCGGAAAGGAGCCGATCCTAGCGAGGCACGAGATATACTGCACTGCGCCGGGCCCCCTCGCGGGG